GCTGTTAATAAGTTAGCACCAAGCTTTAAGTTATATTGTAAGAACTGTGCAGGAATTGATATAATGCCTTTTTGGAAGAAAGCTGTATTTGCTTTAGTCATGTTACTAGTAAGATCATCTTGACGAGCAATAATCTTATTCATACCTTCATCTGCCCACCAAGCAACTCCCGGATTATCTCTAATAAATTCCCTACGTGCTACATCAAAAGATGTAATACGAGCAAACTCTTCACCTCTATTAAAGAAAAACGCACTAGCTTCACTTATGCTAGATGTTTTAGAGAATATATTAAATCTACCATCTTCAATATTGTATAAGCTTGTACTACGAATACCATCAATTAAACCACTCTTACGAATAGCTCTAACAGTTTCTACAAAGTCATCAGTGCTTTCAAATCCTGCAGAAGTTGCTTTAGCCATCTTACCAAAGCCCTTCCATACTTCTGGATTATCACTCATTAATGCCATACGTATAAACGGTGTGTTCTTAGCAGCTACAAGTCCATAAACAGGATGAATTGAAATAGCATTAACCATACCTTGTGCTTGTGTTAAAAGCTGTACAGGGTTTAATGCACCTAACATAGAATGGAAATTAACTGTACGTAACAAGCCTAACAAATCTGAATTACGTAACTTAGCACCAACAACTTCTAATCTAGGGAATCTACTTTCTGCCCACTCAGTAAACTTACGTGTAAATCCTTCATACAATTGTTCTTCTTTAGTACGTAAACCAAGCTGTTCTTTAATATACTGCTCTGTACGCTGTGCAAATAATTGACGCTTGTCTAAGCCAATATATTTACCTCTACCACTAGCAGCAAAGAATGCTTCTACAGGAGATAGCTTTTGCATCTCTGGTGACAAAGTATCAAAGAATTCATTGTGCCAACGTATAATACTTGTGTCTCTCCACTCAGTAATATGTGCTACTCTAGCTGTATTAGTAATTTCAGCTTGTAAGCTTTCTAATGCACCTAGTGTATTGCTACGCTCACCTTTGTCTACCTTACCTAGTCTTTGTCCTCTACTCTTTGTAAAGCCTTCTGTGCCTTGTGCAAAGCGTGTATAGTCATGTAAATAGTCGTCTTCACTTCTATTAAAATTGTCTATAGCACTAGGATTCTCACCAAACTCGCCATTGTCTAACTTACGAATAAACTCACTAGCAGACTCATCAAACGGCTCCATAAGCTTACTAGCTGTAACTAAATCTAGTTTACCTGCTTTGTGTAAGTCTACAGCAGTGTTAAATGCTCTAACATATTCTTGTGCTTCTCTTCTGCTACGTGCTGTCTTATATGCATATTGTTCTACTTCTTCTACTTCATCAACACTTACAGAATGTTTAACTTTAATAAAATACTGATCGTCATATATACGGCTAAACTCACCTTCACGATATGGTATTACTGTCTGTACACGTGACTCTTTAACATAGCTAGGGTGCGCTAATACACGTTTAGTATGTCTTGCGCCACCAACATCTAATGAATCAAAATACTCAAACACTTGCATTTCTGGATTCTTAGAAATATAATCGTCAGTAACCACTCTAAATGATTGTGTATTAGTGTCATACACTTGCTTACCTTTAAAGTCTGTAAGAGACATTTTCTTAGCAAAACCATGTATAGGCAGCAGTGTTTCACCGTCGCCTACAGCATAACTAATAGTTGTATTCTTATAACCTCTGTTACGTAAACTTTTAGCAGCTTCACCATCACGTAAAGAATGCATAACATTACGAGCAGTTCTAAACTTTTGATATGCTAATATTTCATTATTAGACATGTGTCTGCCTAACAATTCTGCTCTACTAAATTCAGTAGATACTGCATCACCTTCTGTTAATATAGATACAACACGCTTACGTTCAGCTTTACTAAGCTTTGTAAAATCACCTTTAACAAACTCAGACAATAGTTTACGAATACGTGCTTCTCTATGTACACCTACAACCATACTTTCATATGCTTGAGAAGATACACCTAGTTTAGGATCAATTGCTACAGTTGCAATACTATCAATATCTTCTGCTGTAAATCCTTTTAATGCAGAATAGTCAATGTCTTTTTCTAATTTATGACGTACTAAGTAGCCACCAATAATGCCACCATCTGCACGTTCCATGTCAGCTATCTTTTCGTCAATAGCAGATAGTTCGTCAGATAGTTTCTCACGCTTAGATGCTTTACTTGCAGGGCTTATTAATAAGTCTTCACTACGTTTAACAATGTCTGCTATAGGGCGTTTAGCCTGTGCATTAACAGAATTAATGTGCGCTTGCATAAACTCTTTGACAGAATCTGGTGACAGACCTTTATAGTCAGGATATGCTCTACGTACATATTCTACAATCTTTTTAATACCATCACTAATAGCTTTAAATGCTTGTCCTAACATTGTAGTAGGAATCTCGTCAGTTAATGACCACTTAGCAAAGCTTTCAGCAAACCATTCTTGATGTGACTTAAGCCACTTTTCCATGTGTGGATTGTCTTTTAAATAGTTCTTAACATTCCAGTTATATTGTTTACCTACAAGAGTTAAACTAGATGCAGGACCATTACTACGCATGTCTAGCAAGTCTTCCCAATCTGTAACTCTATCAAGTTTAGGAATACCTTTAGTGCCTAGATAGTCATTAAATAGTTTTTGTAATTGACCAGAATATTTTTTCTGAAATGAATGCTCAAAAAAATGGCCATACTCATGTGCAAATGTTTCTACATATTTTGCCAACTCTCTAGGAGTAGAGCCACGTTTAATGAACATAGCAATAGTAGGAATACCATCATCAGATATAAAGAAAGCACCATTAGCTCCTTTAATTCCTTCTACATATTTAGCAGTGTTTGCATCAACAGATTTTAAATCTGTAACATCCATTACAGCTAATCTATTATTCTTAAGACCTAGTAGTTCACCCATAGTGTTAGTGAACATATCCACTTCCATAGGAACATTACTAGTAATGGCTACATTGTCTGCTCTACGAATGCTAGTGCTATCAAACATCCATTCTACATTCTTATTACCTGTAGCTATAGACATACCTTCTCCAGTAGGAGAGGTGAATACTCGTCTAGGAGGAACTACAATAGCACCACTATCTACGTTGTCTACTACTTTAGATTGTTCTTTTAAGAATAGTTTAATCTCTTGACCATGTGCTCTTACTTGTGCTTCAGACATTCCTGATCTAGCTACAGCCCAATCAATGTATTTCTGATCTGCTTTGCTCTTAGTTTTCTGAGCACTAATGTATGCTGCTTTATCAAAGTCGTCTTGGAATGTTAAGCTAAACTGATTACTACCAAATGCATACCTTGGTTTAGCTCCTGCAAGCTCTTTAGGGAGTTTATCAGACACAGGTGCTACAGGGGTAGCCACAGTTTCTTCAGTGGCTTTAATAGCCTTTGTACGCTTCTTAGGAGCTTCTTTAACTAGCTCTGCTTCTATACGTAGCTTATCTGCTTTTAAAGCGTCTATAGCAGCTTTATTGTTGACCAATGTAACATTAGCTGTATCAGGCACTACTTCATAGTTACCCTCTATATTACGTTTAGCCCATGCTTCAGCAGCTTCTTTAGTTGTAAAATTAACAGCATCTGAAGGCTTACGATATAATTCTCCTACAACTTTTGTTTCATCTGTAGGAACAAAGTCTACATTAGCTACAGTTTTATTAATAGCAGGATTGTAAGTTTGTTTTACAGAATTAATAGCATCAGCTATTTCATCTGTTTTAATATTATTAGCTTTAGTTGTTTCTTGTAAATTTTTTAATAGTTGTTCTGTTTCTGCAATAAGTTTATCTTGTGATATTGAAGCATGTGAACTAACACCTTTAGGTAATACTTTATCAACACCAGAAGATAATGTATCATCTACAGCAATAGCTTTATTTGTATTTAATGCACTGTCTTGTGTTTTGATTGTATTAACTGCGTCTTCAGCTACAATGTCTTTTCTACCTGCTTCAGCAGCCATATTACGACCACTAGTAGACTTGCGAAGTTTATTAGCAAGTTTTGCTTTAGCAAACTGCCCCATACCTACAACGTCAGCAGCTTGTCCTGCACGTTCAAGAATGTCATTAATACTTCTATTAAGTTCTGTAGATGGTTCTACTAAGTCTTGTATGAATTGTGCAGCTTGCCATTTAGTACCAAAGCCAGAAGCTAGTTCATTATATAATGCATATATTTGTTTTGCTTGTTCTGATTCATCACCTAAAGAAATAAGATACTTACGTAAAGCATCTATATCTTCTGATCTTTGTTGTCCTCTAGGAAGATTAGGAACACGTTTACGTACAGCACTCTCTAATCCAACACCTTGTACTGTACTTACTAATGGAATAAATGGTAAAGCAAAACCACCTGCAGACTCAGCTACGCTACGATCATTATCTATTTTTTCTAATACTACAGACAATGACCACTTATTACCTAAGTCAGTTGTCTTGTCTGCTAATTTAGCAGCATTATTATTTATAGCTGTATTAGGCTTAGATAAAGAAATATTCTCTGAAGCATATGTACCTGCATAAGCAAGCTTTTCAATAACAGATAGTTGTTCTTGTAATTGTAATTGTTTAGCTGTGTTATTAATGTTCTCTACAGAATCACCTTTAAGAACTTGTGTACGTAAGATACCTTCTGTAATTGTATCAGTATCTTTTTTAGCAATAGCATGTGTTTCATTTGCAACAGTAGCTATGTTACTAGTAACGTCTACACTATTCTTAGTTGTAGATTGTAAGTTGTTAAGCATCTTGTTAGGTTTATCAATAGCAGCACGTAAACTACTTTGGTCAGTAGCTTTCCAATCTGCATAGATATCGCTTGCAGTAACTTCTTTATTTTCGTAGAGATCACTCATGTGGTAACTTTTCCTGTTTTAGCATAATTAACAATGCCTTTAACTCCACCCATACCTGAAAATATAGTGCCGCTAACTTGACCTACAGCACCCCACATAGCCGCATCTGAAGAAGCTTGAGCAGCAGCAAGCTGTGCTTCACCCATTGCTGTGTTTTGTTGTGCTATTTGTGCCATATAACTTATGTTACTTGCTGATTGACTAGCTATACTAGACACACCACCGGCTAATGCGCTACCACCTGCAGCACCTACTTGATAGCCTGTGTTCTCCATTTGTGCTTTAGCAAGACGTTCTCTACGTACAGCTTCTCTCATAGAGCGTACATTTTCTATTTCAGCTTTTCTTTGACTAGCGGCATATTGACGCTCATTAGCACGTCTTTGTTCTTTAGCTGATTGACGTTGTTCATACGCACTGTATCCTGTAGCAACAGCAGCAGTAGCTAATAAAATAGTAGATATAGCAGCCATTTTATTTCCTTATATAAGTTAATTCTTTTATTGAATAGCCTAATTTAGCTAAAGTATCTTGTTTAATATTTGTTTCTGGTAATATAGAAATAGATATTGTTGTTCCTTCTGGTGCTTTACTTTCTAAATGTCTTAGTAGTTTAATACCTATAGATGTATTTCTATATTCTGGTTCTACCCACCAAAACACTTCTTGAAAAAACAACTGTTTTCTATTCCATATTGTAGGAGAAACTATACCTGCAGCACCTCCTACAACTTCTCCATTTATCTCTGCTAATATAAATACACCTTTATCTATTACCATATTAAGTGTATCTATAATAGATTCTACATCCCAATCTAAACCATAAAAATCTACAAAATGTTTAGCACAAGTTAAACACTTACCAACATCGTCATGTGTAGCATCTCTAAACATTTGTATTACCAATAAATGTTCCACTCCATCCTACAAGCTGCATATCCTTACCTTCTTCACTTCTAAATTTAAATTGTACAGCTTTACCTCTACCTCTAATTTTATTTTTAGTAATGATTAATGAATAACCATCATCAAAGTCTGTATTAGGAGAAGCTAAAAATGGTCTTAAATGTCTATACACTTGTACTTCATCAGACCACTTACCTGCTGTTAAACTATCTGTAAAATCCCATCTACTTTGCATATAACAACTACTTTCATTAATAGGATTTGTACTAGCATCAAATGCTGTCTCTGTCTTCTTTAAAAACACAGTAAGGTATTGAGTTGTTTTGTCTCTAGCAGGACCAACACCTGCTAAGTTATATCCTGTGATGATATACGATGTTTCTTCTATGGCATCATCAAAATGGCCAGAAATAGCATCAGAATTACTATAAAAGTCAAAGAATTTAGTATCAGCATTACGTGTATTTTCAAAGTCTGCAAATGAATGTACTAAAGGACCTGCCTCATCTCCACTGTTAAATGTGCATAACACTTTAAAAATTTGTTTTTGGCTCTTAACTGCATTAACTGCAACTTCTACTTTTAATCCATTAGCGTATACAATGTCTGTACCTGCTATAATGTTTTCACTTATTTCTGTAGCCTTTAATGATTCTGTAGTTGTAGCTATTTCTAATGGAATGCCATTAGCTGTATCATCAATTTTATGCCAATAGAATACATTAAGCTTTAAATCTAATACTAATATAGCATTCTTAGCAAAAATATTATCTTCATCATTAGCTTTATTTTCATTAGAATAAAGCCAATAAATAAGTTTTTCTTTACTATTATAAGCACCAGTTACATAGCGTTTATTTAATGTTGGAATATCGTTATAAAATGTTTTAAGTGTTCCATCACTAATGTTATTAGCTGTAAACTCTGCAGCACTTGCCCCTGCTTGTACAGAATAAATACCAGAGTTACTCCAATACACTAATGCATTCTCTACAGAAATAACTGCAGAAGGAGATATACAACCAACATTAGTTACTTTTTCTACAGAATAACTTGTTGCTTTAAAACCTACATCAATACCACTAATAAACCACATACCATTAGCAGCTAATACAGCAATACCCCTACCAATAGGAATTAGCTTTAAAATCTTACTTGCTTCAGGAATAACAATAACACCACCATCATCATCTTCTAAATCACTTAACACTTCAGATGTAGGGTCATTAGTTTGATAGCAATTACCTACTTTATCAGGTGTAGTTACTACCTGAGAGAAATATACTTTACCTGTATCTTTAGAATTATTTACACCTGCATACCATACACGACCTGCAAAGAACGCACAAACACTTGGTCTATACTCTGTGCTGTCTGTATATGTAACGCCACCTGCTGTTCTTTGTTGATTAAATGCTTCTAAAATAAAACGACCTTTAGGAGCACTACTAGTACCAAAGTCTTGTTTGTTTAAAAATGCTGCACTAAAGTCATCATTCGTGTCTTTGCCATAAATCCATTGTTTTGTAAACGCAGGAAGCTTATTTGAGTTAGCAGACTTATACGCATTAATCTTTGTATCATCCCAACCATGATTGTATAAATTATACAAAGCTTTTTGGTAAAATCCTAATGCTGTCCATTCTGTTTCTGTTTTTTCTAATTCAATTGCTACAGGACTAGTAAACTCATCAAAATCACGAATGCTAATGTTAATAGCTTCTGCCGACACTGTATTTGTAGCAACATCATATGTTACTAGTATTGGGTCAGTAAACTGAGAAGTAATAATAAGTTTACCAAACGTAGATGCATAACTAGCTACAGACTTACGTATGTCTGCTGTAGTGCTATCAAACGTAGAAAAATCAGTTAAGTCAATACGATTAGAAACATGGGAATTAGATGTGTTAATATTCTCTGTAGACGAGTTAGTAAAATAAATAAGTTCGCCTATTTGATAAGCAATAAAGTTTACATTACCATCACCATTAACTGCTGTCCAATTGCCTGTGCTATATGCTGTAGTAGACATAAAGCTTGTATTAGTATATTGAGGACCATATGTAGGTAAATCAATATAACTATTAGTTGCAGGATAATCTAATCCATTACGTCTTTGTAAAATGCCATTAGGATTAGGAACAACATTAACACCTTCTATCCAACTATTTTCAGGCGTAACAAAGAAGCCGCCCTCAGTGTTAAGACCAGCTACAAAGCTAAAATAATCTTTAACTGATCCTTTAGCTGTCATTATTGCTCCACAGGAATATTACGACGATTAGCTATAGCAAGAATTCTATCTTTACGTGTGAACAATCCTTTTAATTCTTCTGGAACTTGACCTGCAAAAGAATAACGTACAGAAAACAATCCATTAGGATTCATCTCAATTAAAAGTTTATTAGTAATTCCTTGTTCTTTATTTTCTTCTTTACGTTCTTTAGTTGCTTCTATTTTAGTTGCTTTTTTCTGTACAATTTCAGTAAGTGTTTTTGGTTTTTTAGCGACGACCATAATTAACCTTCCTATTAAATTTAATACTACCTTCAGAATTACGCCATGCTTCATTACGCATTGCCATTCTTCCACGTTGTGCTTTACGTTCTTCTCTATTATTAGATTGTTGTTTTAAGTTTACAAACGCTTGGCTTTTAGATTCAGCCAATAATGTTGGGAAGAATTTCTCAGGAAGAGCAGGTATAAAACTATCTACATGCGACCATGTTGGTGCTATTGCTGCGTATGCTTTACTGTTACTAGCTTGTAAAGTGCTTTCTTCAGCATTATTAAATCCATCAAATACAATAAATGTGTCGTCAAAAGAAGTCCAGTAAACAGGGTCAGCATTAATAACATATCCATTTGCATTTATAACTCCTGTTTGTTCAGACCTATTGTCAATCATATTCATGAATGACTCAGGGTCCATGTATGTAATAGTTTTTTTGTTGTATTTAATCCACTTAACTTTTTTCCATGTATCAGGCATCTTCATTTTAGTAGGATTATTAACATCTCCTAATGCCTGTAGAGCACCTGTATTAAACAAAAATGGCCAATCACGTTGGCTCATCAATTCAAAAAATGCTTCTTTAACTATATCTGCTACTTGAATAGACTCAACTGTTTCATCAATACTATCTACAGGATCACTATCCATTGCAGATAGAATACTTTGAGTCATTTCAAGCAAAGTCATCTTTGCCATATTATGCCCCTGCTACAATAGCGTTTAGATTTAATCCATATACATTAATTGTGTCTGTAGAAGAAATTTTTGCATATACTTCTATATAATCATTTTGTGCCATTTCTATAATGGACATACCAGACATATTTATTTTTGTACTGCTTGAAGTAGTAGACACTGTTCTACCATTTGTAATTGAACCATTTTTATATATAGCAATAGTAACGTCTTTAGCAGAGCTACCAATATTTAAAGAAATATTATAATTAATTGCCATACTAACAGTTTCATCACCTGTGTATGTTAATCTAGCATTAGTACCTTCAGTAAATAATGCAGGGCTTCCTTGACCTACTGTTGTAGGAGCAAGTTTTTGATATGAAGTTGTTGCTGAGAGTGTATAAGGAGCTGCTAATGTTGCGTCAAAAAAATCTGTTTGACCATGTGGAGCAGGAAGAAATACAAACTCACCTGTACCGTCAACACTAAGGAATGTACCTACTGTACCTGCACCTGTAATACCTGCTAAACTAGAAGGAGAAAGCTTTTTCCACGTACCACTGCCAGTTCCATTTGATACATAAACTTTATCTGCTAATGCACTAGCCACACCTTTAGGTTCATGTATGTAAGGATCAGCGATAACTTCGTGATTAATATTTGCCATTCATTTCCCCAATAAAAAGGAGAGGGCATTAGCCCTCCCCTCTAGCTTACAATTACAGATAAGTTACCATCAATGATGCACTACCTGCAGTCCAATCGGTTTGAGCAGAAACCAAATCAATTGTATCAGCAGCAGCATAGAGTTTAATCTCAGCAGCACCAGTATCAGTAGCACCGAAAGCATAAACACCATCATTGTTAATTACTGCATTTGCTACCAAAGTAGTAGTGTCAGCAGCAGTTGCTGTGATGAAACCATCAGCATCGCTACCATCACCTACAGTGATAGTGTTAGTACCAGTTGAAGTAAACGCTACATCAACAACGAGGCGTACATCAAGGATACGTGAACCTGCAGGAACAGGAACATTAATTGTAGAACCTGCATTCAAGTCTCTCCAAGAAAACTTAACAGCAGCAGCCTTGGAGCTTTGAATATCTTCACCAGTAGCATTACCAGTGAGTTCTGGAGTATTAGGACCAAAGCCAACGATTAGACCATCAGCATTTGTCCAAGTAGATTTACGAGTCATTTCTATTTTCCTTTACTGATTAGATGGTTGATTTAGAGATAACACTAACCAAGCATTCTGGACGATAGAGTTTCAGACCAAAACGTGCATTCATAACATATTCGTCACGACGCAAATCTTTGTTACGCTCATATTCAACACGTGGCATTTGACGATAAGCACCTACGAATGGTGTTAAGTCACCGCCTACAGACATAAAGATGTTTGTAACTGGTGAGCTAGGAGTGCTTACGCCATCAATAGCTGAGTCAGTTGGTGTTGCTAAGAAGTTAGAAACATAAACGTCAAAGCCGAAAATGTTGCTAACAAAACGCATACCAGTAACATCACTTACAAAACCACCATTAACAATACCACCGAATTGTGGGTTGTTGATGAATGCTTGTGCGCCAACTAGTTTGTTGAATTGAAACTCTTGTGATGCATCGATAATAGCAACACGTGAACCACCTGCTTGTGCTTTATCCAAAGCATATTTAGCTTTAGCAAAGTCATCAAGAGTTAAAGTGGTGTTAGAATTACCAGAAGCGATGAAACGATGTGCAGCACCGTTAATAGTGTTTAAGTTATTAACAGTTTGGGTATTAGCCAATGAGAATACAGACGACTCAAGATTTTCATCTAAAGCACGACGCATCTTAGTTGGGAACATACCGATTAGTTGTTGAGCATAGAAACTGTCTTGCTTTGCTTTATCCGTAATATACGTAGCTGCTTCAACATAACGGTCAATAGTGAATACGAATTCACCAGTGTCCATTGCATCATACACAACAGGCGTATTTTCGGAAGTCTCACGCATTGGCAATTCACCAATGGAAGGGATGTTAAATTGATTACCATCAGGGAAACCATTAAGCATACGAATATACTTAGTACCCATTAATTGTTCTTGCAGAATATCTTTCAGTTCAGATGACCACAGTTCTGTACGAACTAGATGTTCATTAACCTTTGCGTAGTTTACACCAGCCATTTATTTTCTCCTTATTGACCAAAATAGAGGTCAGGGTTTTTAGTAACAGTTTGTTGTAACTTATACTGAAAGTCTTGTGACCAATATAACGAAGGATTCTCTTTGCGAACTTTAGTAGCCCACTCTTTAGTTCCTTCCATATTATCACGATTCCTTCCAGAAGAAGGTACAGAAGTAGTATTTACAGAACCTGTATCCATTGTATTACTTTGCATGTTACTAGTAATGCCAAAGATGTTTACAAAATCCTGTGGGTCAGTTGCAGCCAGTTCCATCAAAACACGTTGTTTCTCTGGAGTATTTGCCCGTTGCTTAAATACTTCAGTTGCTTTTTCACCAAACTTTTCTTTCATAAGTTTATCGGCTAAAAGCAAATTATCGGTTTTAGTTCTCTGTACTTCACGACCTTGTAACGTCTTCTCTACAAGCTGTTGCACAACTTCAGGAGTAATTCCAGAATCATGTTGAATGTCGTCAACTGGTGCATTGCCTTGTGTCGTAATCCGTTCTAAAACATCATCGATAGTTTTGGCTTGTGTTACTTGCTCACGTAGCTTACGATTTTCTTCTTTCAAAGTTTCAATAAACTGGTCAGCATTTGCATAAGCTTTAGCTAAATCGTCTGGTGTTTTATATTTTTGTGTATCACCCACTAGGGCGTTAAACAAAGATTCATCTGCTGTCTTAGATGATGGTACTGGAGTTTGGTCTTCTCCATTAAAAATTGTATTAGCATCGGTCATGCTATGCTCCTTAAATTGATTGTCTTAGAGGCAAGAATGTCTAAATACTCACATTTTTGCTGAATCTGGCAACATTGCCACTACAGAATCGATCATTTTAGACTGCCCTAAGTTGTACGCAAGTTTAGCGTAATGGTTAGGACAATCAAAATCATCTCGTTTAATATTATCTAAATCTTTCTTAATTGATAATAAAGTCTTATATAATACTTCAAATACATAACTACTATTATTCCATGTTTTTATAAAATCTTCATTAGTAGTATCTTTAGGTTTATTATTTAATATAAGTTTATTCATATAATATTATATATATAAGTAGTTAATATAATATATTATACCATAGTTTCAGGTGGAACACCACCTTCTTCAGCCATAGGAGGTGATTGTGGATTTACACCTGCTTCAACTTGTAAATCTTCTGCAGCTTGATTCATAAGTCTTTGTGTGTCAGCTTGTTCAAAGATCATAGCATTGTCTTGTACAATCTTATAATTTTGCCAACCTAAATTCTCTTCTAATGCTTTAGCAATTGCTTTTCCACTAATGTGTGCAGCTACTGTAGGAATCTGTTGTACAGCACTCATTGTCTGTGTTAATTCCTGTATAAACTTAGCTTGCTCTGCAAAGTGACGAGCACCTATTGGATATATCTTTCCTGCAGCCATTAGATCGTCCTTAGTGACTTCAATGAAGCGTTCTGTACCAAAGTCTTGGTCAATCATTCTAATGCGCTCTACGCCCTCAAAATTGCGTACAGATTCAGCTAACATACCATTCAGAAGAGGCTCTAGGATATTACGCTCAAACCAAGATACTTTGCTCTGGAAAATACGACCAGAAGCATTCTCTAATACCTGCACTTCATACTTAGTCTTTTCCCCCGGAGTACGGATACCCATAGCTTGTTTAGGAGCACCTGCCATTTCTTCCATACGATTCATCAAGTCATTAATTTGCATATCTGCATTTAATGCTGTAGCATCAGGACGAATAAAGGTAACATCACCTTCATCACCTACGAACACTGTAGCCCCCGGCTCGTATTCAAATTCTTCTACTGTGCTACCCTTTACAATCATTACAGGATATGCTATAAGATCAAATACGTCAGCTTTGAGGTTTTCTAAATGGTCTATTCGATATTGCATACCTACCAATTGATCCAGTGGTCCTTGCGCCCACAAGTTATCTCCACGCAGTCTCCAACCACAATGATAGATTGGTTTAGCTGCTGTCCACAATGGATTGTTTTGTTTACGCAGTATCCATTTACGATCAATAATAGTTATCAATTGATTACGCAACATGCTCTTGGTATCTGGATCATAAATGTCTCCCCAAAACTCAAGCAGTTCTACCATGTCGCTTTCAATGTATTCTTCAAAGCTACCAAAGCCATCTATAGCAATGCTCTTTTCTTTTTTAAATTCTGCATCATCCCTATAGTTTTGTCTAAACTCTAGTGCTTTAGCCATTACAGCTTTATCATAATTTAAAGCAGGTTTTGTTTCTACATCAGTTAGTAAATCTCCTATAGACTTAAGCATACGTCTAATAACAGGAGTTTTCTCAAACGATTCAGACATTGGGTTATATACAATGTCATGTGGGTTAATTCTATATGCTTTAGGACCTACATATTTAGAAACAACACTACCGTCTTCACCTTCAACAATATCACGTACAAAGTCATATGTTACAAATACATTACCAAAGTCAATGTAGTCATATACAAGTTGTGAAATTAAAAGTTGAAAGTTAGATGCTTTCATCTTTTGTTTCATGTAATTAGTAATAGCACTACGTTTATCTGCTAAATTACTAGACTTATCTATGGCTTCCCATATAAACCAGTTTTCAGAAGGAAACAAAGCAGCCATGTAATTAGCATGTAAATTGTCTCTAATCTGTGTTAGTTTAGGAGTTACAGTTGAATTCTTCCAAGGCAGTTTACTATTTTCAGTGCTGCGTGTTGATGTAGCAAATAAGTAATTACGAAGTTCTGCTTTGTCATCTTTCCATACAGCACGTGCATCATCCCATCTAACCCACAAGTCAGATATTTTAGAAGCTAGTTTATCATTATCAAAACTAGACGTTATATTTTCGTTCATATTGAAACTCCACCAAACTTAGAATTAAATGAAAGGATATTGCTCTTTTTGCCCCATCTATTAGATGTTAATGGAGCTTTACATATTTCTACACATGATGCTAATGCGTCTTTAACGTCATCATGTTCAGGATTATTCATAATTAGTTCTTCTTCAAGAATTTGACAATTACCACCTTTGTAATGCCATATCTGGTTATTGTTATATCTTGGTTCTAGTATAGAGGCTATGCGCTCTGCTTTGCTCATGTTTCTAGGAGGATTGTATTCGTCAATACTAAATACAATATTTTGGCTACGCATATAATCTTTAAACTGTGAAACAATAAGTCGTTGTGCTGCTACAATCTCACAACGCATTTTCTTAAATCGCCATTTCCTAAATACAGCTTCTGCTTTATCGTACATGATAGATATTTTATTAGTTTTAAATCTATCAACATCTAAAACATAATAGTTGTTATCTTCATCTACTCCAACAACCATAATTACGGTAAAGTCAGAATTGTTATTAACAGTATAAGCAAAATCCATACTTGCATAAACGTGTAATAGCTTATCTCCAAAATACCATGCTCCACTAAAGTTTTCTATCTTATCTCGTTCATAATAATTAAATCTACTACGATCAATAAGTTGTGTTTCTACAGCATTAGGGTTATTATAATACTGAGCATAAAACTGTGTTACATCTAGGTATTTAGCCTTTTTACGAGCAAGTTCTTTAGAGTCAAAACCAAATGTTTTACCATCTGTTCTACGTTGTTTTGGCCATAAAAACTCACCATTAGTTTCTACTGTACGTTCAAATGTTTCGTATATTTCATTTTCAATTTCTTCATCTGTCTCATCATCATAATATACCTCAGACATTTCCATCATATCTTTGTATAAATCTGCAGGATGATAACGAGTGCCTACTGCCCATTCTTTAGCACCAGTAGATTCAATAGAAGACAATTGAGAATAAAACGCTCTTACTTGTTCTCTACCTAACTGAGTATATGCGTTGTCAGGTACAACAACGTCATCCAATACAGCCACGTTACAATGCAAACCAGTGACGTTAGCAGTAATACCAGCAGCTTTAACTGTCGCATCACGTACTCCTTCAGCTTTACGTTTAGGATGATCTACAGCTATTTCATCTACACTCCATCGTTCTCTTTTTCCTTCTTGCTCATTAACCATTTCTGGCCAATAAAAACGATAGATATCACTCAATAAAATATCTTTAATAGCTTTAAGTTGTTTCTCAGCTAAGTTAGCTGTAGCAGATACATAAAGCACAGTTGTTTCAGGATATTTAGTTATCCACCATGCCACTCTATATGCTATCATTGCACTCTTCTGATGGTCACGTGGAAGTAGTACAAGTTGATTGTCTTTAGCATCTTCTCGTTGCCACCAAGCACAAAGCTCTTCATGTACACTACCAAGTATACGATGAGGAGCAACAAGACGAATGAATGTTAGCAAGTCAGCTTCTGCTGCTTGCTTCACTAGGTCTTTTTCTGTCACCACTTAACCTTGTCTGCCCAATACGCTGCGCTCATCTTACCTTTAGCAATGTTACTAGCATGTCTAGCTTTAAATGATTTTTGCCTAGCTTTGTCTTTATCTGATTTAGGACTTGATCCCGCACCAGACACTCCTTGTTGACCAAAGCGAATAAGCTTTTCTTTATCACCAACTTTAGCTAATACAGCATGGCTTTTAGTAGGATGATTTGGTGTACGTTTAGGTTTGTTATAACCAGAGAAAGATTCTTTACCTTTTTTAATCATTTCTTTTTCTTAGCTGTTTTAGCAGCTTCCTTAAAGTTAGATTTTGTTGGAGCACCCTTGCTACCTACCTTACGCATTTTCTCACCAGAACCTGCAGCAATACGTTTACGTTTAGCATGAATATTTGCATAAAGACCGTTTTTCATGTTATACTTTGTCCTTGTTTTCTTTAACTATACAAAAAGCATTAAACTCTGTTTGTTTATCACTATTAATTTTAGCTACTTGTGCAAGACATTCTTCTTGTGTTTTAACAAGATTATCGCCTACAATTTGCAATTGACCTGTAGGAAAATAAAGGAACACTACTACAATAAATTCGATCATATTAAGCTTTCACGACATAGGGGCGAGTGCCACTTTTGTCTATAATTAATGCTTGTTTACGGGGTTTATCAGATATGCTAATATGTGTCCAAGAATCGAACTCTCTAATAAGTTGGTCATATTTTAAATCTGATTTAATTATGGCAGATACTACTTGGTCTGGTGTCATGCCTTTAACACGAATGTCTGCTGCTTGACCTTTACAATGTTGGCTGAACTTGCTTCCGTTCACACTAGCATTAACCTCTGGACTTCTATATGCAGAATTAATAAAAATACTTTTACCCAAAAGGCTACGTACTTGTTCCAAAAAAGATGCAAGTTTAGTAAGCTCTTCTATTATACTCTGATTTGGAGTATTGTCAAGCCCTTTTCTTGCTGCTGTTTCAGAAACAGTTAATTCGTCTAATGTAAAATGTTCTGTAAGTTTCATTTTTTATATTTAAGTTCCGCTATTTTCTCAAGACCTCTTGATCCAAAATATGCACCAAATACGAGCATACCCCATTGTCCTAATAAGCCAACATAAGATTCATTTGCGTTATAACCAAACGCACTCATCATTGCAAATAACAAATATGCAGTGAGAATGTATATTAATGTAGCAGGACGAATATTTTTAGATAGCCATGAGTCAGAAGACATGTCTGCTACCCATCTATCAGAAACACCCTTTTGCTCTATTTCAAATACTTTTGTATCATTAGCCATTTTAGCTAATTCACCATCTTGAGCCATTTTAGCTAAGTCTAGTTGTGCTTTAGCTTTAGCTTCTGGATCAGGAATAAGTTTATCAATAAGTTTGCCACCAATAGATAGCAGTGCGTCAAGTCCTAGCATTATTTCATCTTTCCTGAAGAGGTACGTTTAAAACTACGATTAGTGGATTTCTTTACTGCTCTTAAATTACTACGTTTATTACTACCACCTTTGCTTAATGCTTTTTTGTGGTCTACATCTTTACCATCACCTTTTTTAACTTTGCCTTCAGCTTCTAGTTTTCTACGAGCACCATTACGTTTAGCTCTGTTCTTTTTAACAGATTCTTTGCCATCATACTTTTCATATTGCTTTTTATAATCACGTTTACCGTTAGTCATGAATGGCATTATTTCTTTCCTCCAATAACAATACCTAATCTAGCCATATCTCCTGCAATGCGTCCAGAAGGCACTGTAGGCGTTTCTTCTTCTTTCTTAGGCCTACCTACGCTACGCTTAGTAGAACCGTCTGCATAGCCCTTTTCAGCAAGCCATTTAGCTGCTGCTATACCGCCTTGTCCTTTAGCATGAACTTTCATTTGTGCTATAGCTTCAGATTGTAATTTAACTTCTAACTCTGCAGCCCATTTGTCAACATGTGGTTTAATTAGTACGTGATTACGTACGTCTTGCCAATGCTCCCAATCACCTAATAGTGTTTGTGCTACAGTGTATTCAGAAGGATCACGACAATCTAAATACAATTGCTTCACTTCTTGTAAAGTGAATACAGGTTTAAACTTAACGTCTGGTCTAGCAAACTCTTTAAACAAACCTAAGATTACTCGTTTGCCACTACCATCTAAATATTTACTCATGAGGCACATCCAAGAATGTAATTGTCTTAATCATTTTTTGTGGTATTTGTTGTCGTCTAGCTATTTGATTATCTGTATATGCAGAAGTGAGCATAATGCCGTGTTCATCTTCTTGTACTAAATAACCTATTTGATGCACTATACGTGGATCATATTCATATTCATCTTGAGAGAATTCCCAAGGAGCATCTGATAGTTCACATGCATCTTCCCAAACAACTAATACGGGCTTCATTTTTTAGCCTTGTTTTTAGTTGTTCTACTTCCACGTTTAGGAAGAGATTTCTTAGCAGAACTTAGTGCTATAGCAATTGCCTGTTTCTGTGGTTTGCCATGTTTCATTTCAGTACGAATATTAGCTGAAATTGTTTTTTGACTACTTCCTTTTTTTAACGGCATATTACATTCCCTTCATTACAAGTGTTACTAGTAACGCTATAATTGCACCAAAACTTGTTATTAATATTGTTTCTAGGCGTTTAAGTCTTGACCAAATGCCATTATAACGCTCTGCACATACAGCCTCATGTGTATTGAGTCTTGCTTCTACGGATTCCATTATACTCCCCAATCAAACGATAAAGCTGCTAGTTCCTCTACTGTTGTGCATTCATTGATAGCTGTTTCAAACTCATCGCTTTTTGTACGAATGTTTGCTCTAGCATTTAATGTAGCTAAATCAACTCTAGCACCTGTTTCTGAGGAACGTATAATTTTATAATCTGTTGGTTGTAGCAAACTATATGCAGTTTGTTTAATTTGACTAATATGATTTGTCTTTAACATACTTAAGTCTTTAGGATTGTCAACACCCCAATAATATCTATCGTCAAAATATTCTGGATCAGGTTCTTCTGTAATGCCTATGGCTTGCTTCTCTTCTAAAGAAGTTTTTTGTAGCCAATCAGCAGGATATTGTATTCCATTAAATTCAAAAGCCTGACCTAGTGTAAGTTTCTTTGTTCCTAAGACGTACATTATTACCTCGCTAAAGCGTATTTAAGATATTTAATTGCATTTTGTAAAAGTTCTTCGTTGTCATAAAACAATCCCAAACCTCTATTACATTTTCCACATAATAAGCCTCTAACTTTGCCAGTTGTATGACAATGGTCAATAGCTAACCTTCTTCCTTCAACTTCATCATGTTTTCCACAAATAGCACATTTAAACTTTTGTTCATTTAACATGAGTTCATACTGCTTTAATGTAATACCATATTGATTTCTAATAACAACATCACGTTTATCTAGTCCTGTATAATTATAAGGTTTATAGTTATTACAAGACATAGGAGAATTATTATTTTGAATTTCTCTACTAGCTTGCTCATGTTCTAAACCACACGATTTACATTCTATAATCCATTTATTAGGATTGCCTGCTCTTACAACTATCCCGTGACTATTCTCAAATCCAATAAGGTTTATTCTTGGTTTACGTTGACGTATCATCGGGCTAAACTATACTTAAAAGGGTTTTCTGCAAATGCTGCGTATATAAAATTACCTGAAGCTACATTTATACCTGCATCAGTATTTCTAGGCTTAAAACCATTGCTTAATAAATCAATGATTGCTGTGGTTGACTCTTCAGCATTACTTAAATTTGGAAATAACCTATAATTATTAGTGTTATACCCAATTCTATTGGTATCAAAAATTGTCCAATTATATCCGGCAGTTGTTGTGTTTTTAATCATTACCCATCTTGGTCTAAATCCTAAATATATAAACGGGCCATCAGTAGAACCATTGCCAGTGTACGAACCAAACTTAGAGAATCCTGCTATTTCTGCAAAACAGTAAATCAAATAACTTGCACCACTTAAATTTGAATCGTTATTGCCTAAAGAAATAACAGTTGATGTTGGTACTGTATTATTAAAAGTTGATTGTGTACTTGCAGCAGAAGTTGTATTTAAACCTTCTATAACTTGAGTTGCTGCTAAAGATGTATGCCATACACGCCAGTTAAAAGCGTTATTTCTGTCTTTAATTAATACCATTTTTGGAGCAATACCTAACCCATGACCAACTGTTTTAGGGCTACTACCAATACCTGTGTAAGTAATAATACTAAACCCATCAATTTGATTAGCTCTTACCTGTGATGTGATAGAGCCATCAGTGTTAGTCACTGTAGTGTTTCCTGCTTTCCATGCACTAGCAACATAAGTAGCAGCAGAAGTATTAACGATAGCTGCATTGCCTAGCAAGAAACCATTCTTGCTTCCC